CGCCACCTGACTAATGCAAATATACTACTTTCTTCTTGCTCTTTCAGCCTCCATCCTCTCAGCCTCTAAAATGTCGTGAATCAGTAGGGCATAATTCAAGAACTCCACCGCCTTCATTGCGAAGATGGCATCGAATTTCAGTACGTCCTTGTTTGCCATCCGCCAGACGACCATGAGCCATCCGTACCCGGCAAGAGGGCTTACGTCAACTCCCCTGCCTTCGTCATCAGGTGCTTGGAATAGTCGCTCAAAACTTTCAAGTAGGATTCTGAACTTAGCAAAAAAAAACTGACAACGCCCCAAACGTCGCCCACCTTGGCATGCTTCTTCATCAACTCGGCTCGCTCGGCATGGGCAGCCCCGTCGTATTTCTTGGGGAAGAATCCAAATAGACCGCCCTCTCTGCACAAGGTTGCCATGATTCGATGAAGGTTCTGCAACAACTGCTTTTCGTCGGTCGTGTTTGCGTCCATCAGTTCAATCAACTGCCCAGCCGTGAGTTCATCCGTGAACACCGTCGGGATCCACCACTTGCCCCCGGCTTTGAACTTTCGCTTGTAGCCCAATGCAGGCAATGCGTTCCACTCGCTGATAATGGCCTTGTAACGCTTTAGGACGCTCTTGGCGGACATCTCTCGGACAAGCGATATATCGACCCCCTCAACGATTGCGACGACCCCTGCTCGCTTGTCGTAGTCCCCAAGGACGCTGGAGAACTCAATGGCTCCGATGCGTTGGAACTGGTCGATGGTGAGGTCTTGGAGTTTCATAGCCATAACTTGGGTCTTGAGTTGCAACGGATTTCGGGAACGACAACCATAGGCAGGTCGTTAAGCAGGGCGAGGTTGGTCAGGATGCTTTGGTCGTGCCTGTGGTCAATGAACGATGGATGGTTCGGGTATTCGCTTGGGTCGTCATTCACGGCCTTGTCAACGTGCAGCCACTTGGACCACTCGTACATGAGGTCAATCGTGAAGTCGGTCTTGCGTAGTCCGAGGAACCCTGCCTCTATCTGCATCGGTTTCTCGTTAAAGAATTGAAGGCAGTCCATCAAGGCGTAGCAGTCGCCCTTCGTGTATGAGATATGGTTGTGGAAGTTTTGATGCAACAGGATGGGGTTGTCTTGTAGGTACTCCTTGGCAAACTCAAAGCAGCCATCCCCGTGCAGGTCTTGGGCATCCAAGTAAAGCAGGGCTTCGTCCTCCTGCAAATCAAAGAGAGCGTCAAGGATGATTTGAGGCTTCCACCTCCACCAGTTGTTGCCCCTGCCCGGACGTTTCTCGTCCTCGGTGGTTGTAATCGGGAAAGGGTACTGATTAGCCTGCGCCCTCGCTGCTGGAAGGTACTCACTCGTTGCGTAATTAACCCCGACCAAGTACATCTTAGAACCCGTGAGAGTTGGCGAAGGCGTGCTTGAATGCAGCCACGTTGTAAGGGATGTCAGCAAACCTCTGCGAGTATGCTCGTTCTAAAATGTGGCCGACGTGGGGAATAGCGACCAACTTTTGCTGAATGCAAGCGATGGTCAGGTCAAGGTAGGAATCGTCCCAAGTCAGCGTGTAGTTGGAAGTTACAGGCACGACGGGTTGATAGAATTCCTTTGCACCCCTCCCGGTCAGTTGCTTGATGTGTGGCTCGTAATTATCACCGCACGACCAGTAAGGCACAACGTCCACAGGGACTCGGAAATAGGCGCAGTAAGCCCGTTGGTCAAAGTCGCCTGTCTTGGTGAGGTCGTACTCGAAGAGGTTCACGACATCTCCGTTCTTGATGTAGCCGTTCTTGGCTAAAGCGTACCATCCAGTCCAAGCAACGAGGTTACGGTGGCTCTCGATGTTGTCTGCTTCGTTCCTTGCAACGATATGGTCAAGGCCAGCCATGCCGTCGAAGTCCTTGAACCCAAGCATGACCCAAGTGTACGGGGCTAAGTCCTTGAACCTTCCCTCGGCTTCGCATTGCTTCACGATGTCCGTATCGTGGCAGAAGATGTAAGTTTTTGCGTTCATTTCTTGTAGAGGGTTAAAAGCATCCTGCCCCGTTGGTCCGTTGACCCCTTGGCTTCGTGTGGCTGCAGTTGGCTCGTAAGGTTGATCATCGTCAGCAGTTCGGCATCGTGGATGACCATCGTCCCACCGGGGTTGAGGGCTTTGTTGAACAAGGCAACCATTTCGGGAATCATGCCGTCCCCGTGGTCGGAATCGTGAAATATAAAGTCAAAAGTCCTGACCTCTTGCAGGGCCATGTGGCTCGGTTGGTTGTTCCATTCGACCTTGAACTTGGACAGGAGTGCTTTGCGCTTATCTTCTACGGTTGTGTCGGTATCGTAAACCACCACGTCAAGACCGGCTAAGGCGATAGCGAGCGTTGAGTGTCCGAGGTAGGAACCGAGTTCTAAAGCGTGGCCCCCCTTGTGCTTCTTGGCTTCCTCGTAGATTTCAATGATGTGGTCCACCGCAGTCGTGTAGATGTGGGAGTAGTCCAAGGCTTTAAGTTGGTCAATGTGTTTTTTCATGCTAAAAAGTTACAACAAATTTTTCAGGCGAAGGCCAGCCGGGGTTGGAGTCAAATACCTTGGTGTCGGGCTTCTTTCCTATCCAATGCTCGGCTTGATAGCGTTGCTCCCGTTTCGGCTCACCGAGTTCCTTAATGTGGCTCGACTTAGCCCACCAAAAGTTGCCCCCAAAGTACGGATAGCCTTCGGGGTTGTTGTGATCCGCCATGTGGGGGAACTGCTCCTTGGTAATCCAATGACATCCCACCGCATCCACTCCTTCGAGCAGTTGCATGGACCGCTCCCATGCGACCACGTTGAAGAACAGCATGGACCTGCCCCAAAGTTGGGTGGTCAAGGATGGATTCGCAGCCCCCTTCGTGTGGGCGTACAGGTACACGGCTTCTTCCTCCTGCGAGGCCCGGTACATCTCGGTAAGGGTCGCCTGCTCCCAAGCGTTGGTCCGGGTAACTACGACCTTGACCTTATCGGCCACCATCGAGTTCTCCAGCACCTCCTTGACCGCCTTGCGTTGTTCGGGTGGACCGACGATGCCGACACGGATTTCATCCAAGACATTGATGAGGCCGTAGTTGCAGACGGCCATCATGTGTTGATTCAGGATTAACTGCCAATTCCCTCCGCAGTAGATGTGGTAGTAGTGGATGACTTTCATAAGGTCCAAAGGATGGTCAGAAGGGTGAGGATAAAGAAAACGGCTGCAAGCGTCTTGCCGATTTCAATGATCAGGTCAAGGATGCGTTCGGGGTTCATGCCCCAAAGTTAAACGGCACGATATGCTTTATCAAAATACTCATCTCTATTACAAAAATCTGTTCTGTGGGCGTTTATCCCATCACCGTAAGCATCTTTTAATTGCTCTTTTTCAATTTTTTTGGCGTGATTAAGTTTAGCCATAAATTCCAATGCTATTCCTAATGGAATATGTTTACTGATATTTGGCATATTCTGCTCTAACCACTCAAGTGCTGTTTGCTTCATGCCTCAAAGTTACACAACAACGTACTTCCCTGAGTTGCTTACTCTTAACTTGTTGAGTGCCACATACCGCATAGCATCGCAGGCGTGGTTGAACGAGTCAATCGGGACCCCCGTGTTCTTGCCCTCCTTGTCGGTTGCCCAAGTGTAGGACCGCAGTTCCTTGATGAGGTTGGTGGAATCCTTGGTAACCTGCAACTTGTAGCGTTTCAGGATATCGATGCCGTTCCGAACCGAATCGGGGCCCTTTTCTGCTGGCTTTATATTGAATCCAAGTCGGTAGATTTCCTCGATGCTCTTGGGTTCTGCTGAATCCGCCACGATTTCCCAAGCCCGGGTGATGCCGAGCGACCGCAGTTTGTCTGCGATGTCTTGGTTGGTCAGGCCCGTGGAGTAGAGCAGTTCTTGAATGAGCAAGCAGTCCCCTTGGCGGTAGATAGCGACCAAGGCCGTAGGGTCGTTGCTAAAGCCCCAGTCAAGCCCAAGGGCGACGAATTTCGCACGGCTGACATCGATACCCTCCACCACCTCAAAGTCCTCGTAGATGGCCCCCTGAAGCGTCCCGACCTGACCAAGGCCGTACACCTTCCACCAGTTCGCCCAATACGCTGACGTTTCGGCTTTGGTGCGGTTCAGTTCGATGTCCCTCCTAATCGTGTCGGGCAAAGCCTCGTTGTCCTGATAGGTCAGGATGAGCAGTTCGGAATCGTCCTCTCGCAGGACCTCGGTATGCGCCCAAAACTCATGCGTCGGGTTGAAGTCGATGTAGATGGCCTCGCTGGTACGGATTGCTAACTGGTAGTAGGACTCAAAGTCGATGTTGTTCGCCTCGTTGATGAATAGCACCTGCCTCCTTGCACCTCGAAGCCTTGCCTCTTGGTCAG